AAATTGTTAAAGATACCTAGAAAAAAAGAAAAGCTAACAAGGCTTGCTATTTATACATACGAGCAAGAAGAAGCTATCTACCAACAATGTAAAACTTTTGGTTTCCATGACTTGGAAGACTTTGTAAAAGTTCTTATAGATACAGGTTGTCGAGCTGAAGAAGCTATACAGTTTGCACCTAAAGATTTGCAAAAGTCTAAAGATGGTTGGACAGCTCATGTGTATAGACAAAAGACAGACACTCATACTTCGATTGGTCTAGCTACTAGAACAAAAGAAATATTGATGCGTAGGTCGAACATGAAAACATTCTTTGAGACCAGCTACAGGCAAATGACTTACAAGTGGCAGATGGTAAGACAGCAACTTGGACAAGCTGATAACAAAGACTTTGTGTTTCATACTTGTAGACACACTTGTGCTTCGAGGCTAGCTGAAGCAGGAGCTACATTTATGGAAGTTTGTGACTGGATGGGTTGGAGTTTCAATTCACCTGTTGCAAGAAGATATGTTCATTTCTTTCCTAAAGGTAAGATTAATATGGCAAAGAAACTGGATACATTAAGAGACGAGTTAAAAGTTGTCTCTGGTGGTAAAAGCTAGTAAAAATAATGTGCATCAATAGTGCATTTAAGTGCACTAGATGCAAAGCTTGAAGGAGGCGTAAGTGATTAAGTTAAGTAAACTAACATTAAATGATTTGTCGGTAGACTTAAAAGCTACAACCACAAATTACGCCTCCGAGTTATCTACACTGGCGTAGTAGAATACCTTATAAATCAAGCCGAATAAACTGTTGCATAGTTAATATGTGATATGTACGCTGGCGTAGTAGATGTGCACTTCAATGCACACAATCTACGAACAAACTATAAACACTAATGAGGCTAATATGGAAATAGACGCAAAAATACTAGAGAAATTCGGCATTCTTAAAAACTCACAGAATGTGCCTTCAACTCTACATGAAAAAATAGAAGCAGAAAAACAAATAGAGTTGGCTATGATTAGGTCAGGAATAAAAAGGTTCCATAAGACAATCAATAAAGCTAGGGCAAAAGTAGGTGAAAATTCTGGTAAACCTAGAGAAACCAATGAAAGCACAACAGTATATGGCCAGGTATTAATCCAATCAGGATTAGAGCCTTTATGTGAGGGTATTGAGAAATACTTTACTGAAGCTTTTGATGGCCATGCGAAGAGGTATGCAACCGAAGCTACCTTATTATCAAAGTGTATTCCTATTCAGGAAGTGGCAGAAGATAAACCAGAGAGGTGGTCAGGTATAGCCTTTATTACATTAAAAGCTGTACTAGATAGTATCACTGTTTCATCCACTCAAACTAAAGCTTTACTTAAAATAGCTTCAGCAATTGAGGATGAGGCCAGGTTATTGTACTTCAAAGAGAGCGATAATAAAAATTATACTCAAACAAAAGAGTGGTTAAAATCAAAAAATAACTACAGGCATAAGCGTAAGGTATTTCAATACGCTATGAACAGACATGAACTAGAATACTCTGGTTGGTCTAAAGAAGAGAAAGTAAAACTCGGTAAATTACTTCTTGAATTATTAGCTAGCACAACTGGCTTTATTAAACTCACCAAAACATTTGCTGTAAAAGGCAAGTCCATTGTTTATGTCCAGGCAACCGAGAAGACTATGACCTGGATTGAAAACAAAAAAATCCATGCAGAAATACTTAAACCATTTAGGGAGCCGATGGTAATTAAACCTAAAAGGTGGGATAACAACCCATATTCAGGTGGTTATTACATCAAGGATTTAAGGCCTAATCAATTAAGTTCCACTAATGGCTACACAAAGCCAGAAAATCAATCAACAAATAATGAGGTAAAAGATGCACTATAATATGGTGAAAAGAGCATCCAGAGCTTATCTGGAAGAAATAGCAAACAGAGCACATGAAATGCCTGAAGTCTATAAATGTATAAACACATTACAGGAGACAGCGTTTACAATAAACATTCCTGTATACCAGGTTATGAGGACTATTCATGACAAGGGATTAGCAATTGCTGGTCTACCTTCTCATAAAATAGAGGAACCTACTAAACCTTTTGATATAGCAACTAATGAAGTAGCAAGAAAAGATTACAGCAGGAGGAAAAAAGCTGTATGTGATTTTAATGCTACAATAGATAGTAAAGCATTATTGACTGAAAAAGTTTTTAGTGTTGCAGATACATACCAACAATTTTTAGAGTTCTGGTTTCCATTACAATATGATTTTAGATATAGAATTTATTGTGTACCTGAAGGATTAAACTATCAGAATAATGATTTAGCAAAAGGTCTATTGTTATTTAGAAATGGTAAACCTTTAGCTGGTGAAGGAGCTGTAAGAAAGCTTGCTATCCATGGAGCTAATATGTTTGGTCACGATAAAGATACATTAGACAATAGAGTTAAATGGGTTGAGGAAAATGAAGAACATATTAAAGCAACTGCTGAAGACCCACATAATCACTACGAGTTTTGGGCTCATTGTTCCGAACCTGTACAATTCTTGGCATTTTGTTTTGAATGGAATAATTTTTGTAAATCAAACAAATCATTAAAGTTTATTACACATTTAATTTGTTATTCTGATTGTACTAATTCAGGTTTACAAATTTATTCTGGATTACTTAAAGATGAAATTGGTGGCCAGGCTGTAAACTTAATACCAAGTAATAAGGTACAAGATGTATATGGTGAGGTTGCTTCCAAAACAAAAGAACTTCTTGAAAAAGAAGAAGATAGTTTGCTACGAGATATTTGGTTAGACTATGGGATAAACAGAAAGACTACAAAGAAAGTCACTATGTGTATTGTCTATGGACTTACACAATTCTCTTGTAGAAAATATATCCAAGAGTACCTGGAGGATATGGAAGAAGAAGGTATTGAAATTCCTTTTTCTACAGACAGAAATCCTAAACCAGAAACTCCAAATATATTTAAAGGTTCAGCTTATCTTTCAAGATTAGTTTGGAAAGCTTTAGATGAAGTTATCTTATCTGCTAAAGAAGCGATGAAGTGGTTGCAAACAGTATCTAAATTAGTTTCTGAAAATGGATTGCCTGTTGTATGGACAACTCCAACAGGAGCTATTGTTCAATTAGTCTGTCCACAATTAACAACTAAAAGAGTTAATACTTATATGGGTGAAAAAATATTTAGACCAAAGAGTGGTACATATACACCTGATATTAGGAAAGTTAATATTGCTGTTGAAACAAATAAGATAAATAAAAAAGCTGTAGCCAATTCTATAGCTCCATGTTTTGTTCATTCGTTAGATGCTTCTTTGTTAATGAAAGCAGTATGTAAAGCTAGTGAATATAGTATTGAGAACTTTGCCTGCGTACACGATAGTTTTGGTGTACTAGCTACAGATGTATCTACTATGAACATAGCATTAAGAGAAGCCTTCGTAGAAATATTTGATAACAAAAATTTATTGAATGAATTTCTTAAGGAGGTTGAACTTCAGGTTCCTAAAAACTTAAGACATAAAATCCCAGCACTTCCTAAACAAGGAAACCTGGATATTAAAAATGTACTAGGTAGTTATTATTTTTGTAGCTAAACCACTACGCTAGCGTTCTAAAGAGGACACTATAGATGAACAGAAGCTTCATCAAATTAATAATAACCAAAGAACCAGGAGGGTTCAGATGCAAAAAGCACAAACATATACTTCTCCTTTTGGTAAAGCCATATATCCACATTTGACAAAATGTGATGTGAGGTTCAAACCAGAAGGTGAGTACAAAGTAGACTTAAGTCTTAAGGATACTCAAGCTCAAGAGTTGATAAAAATTATAAAACAATATCAAATCAAAGCTGTCAATGAGGCTAAAGAAAAATCAAACAAACAAACTATAAAGGAACATAACCCACCTTATAAAAAAGATGAGGAAGGTAATGTTATCTTTAAGTTTAAAATGAAAGCCAGTGGTACCAATGGTAAAACTGGAGATACTTTTAAACAAAGGCCAGCATTATTCGATAACGAATTGAAACCTATTAGTTCAGATGTAAATATCTGGGGAGGTTCAATACTTCGTGTAAGCTATCAACCATTTCCTTGGTACACTCCAGCACTTGGTGCAGGTGTATCGTTAAGACTTAAATCAGTTCAAGTAAAAGATTTAGTTGAGGGTGGTGGACAAACTGCTGAAGCAAATGGCTTTGATAAAGTCACTGGCGACAGCTCAAGCAAAAATGGGTCGGAGAATGAGGAAGTTCAAACAGAAGTTTCCAACGCAACCGACTTCTAAATTCAAATCAAAGCTTGAGGAGGATTTTAATAATTATTTAGTCAAACAGAATATTAAGTTTGGTTATGAAGATTATAAAGTTTCCTACCTCAAGCCTGAAAAATTATCTAAATATACGCCAGACTTTAATTGTCCAGCATTAGATAATTTAAAAATAATATTTGAAACAAAAGGTCAGTTCCTAACTTCGGATAGGAAGAAACATTTATTCATTAAATCACAACATCCTCATTTAGATATTCGATTTGTATTCTCAAATTCTAAAACAAAAATAGGAAAAAAATCAAAAACAACTTATGCAAAATGGTGTGAGCTTAAAGGCTTTAAATACCATTGTGTTTATTCAACCAAGAAACTTTTACCAGATAACTGGGTTAAGGAAATTCAACAACAACAGAAAAAATTATGAGCAGAAAATCAACAGACTATTTTATAATACATTGTACAGCTACTAAACCATCTATGGACATTGGCTTCGAAGAAGTAAATCGTTGGCATAGAGAACGAGGATTTTTAAGCTGTGGCTACCATTTTATTATTAGAAGAAATGGTGTCATTGAAGATGGCAGAACTACAGATGCAGTCGGAGCTCACTGTCGTGGGAAAAATCATAACAGTATAGGTATCGCTATGGTTGGTGGTGTCACTCAAGATGACCACACTAAAGCAGAAGATAATTTTGAAGGAGCTCAATGGAATAGTTTAAAAACATTATGTGATGAACTACATGAGAAATATCCAGAGGCAGTTGTAAAAGGTCACTATCATTTTTCTGATAAATTCTGTCCTTCATTTGATGTAGATGATTGGGCTAAAACAGATTTACTTTGGGTAGAAGGAGACTTGTTGCCTGGTGATGAAGGTTATGAAGAGCCAGGAGAATAATTCAGAATTTGTAAAACACGAACCTTGTCCACAATGTCAATCAAGAAATAACCTAGCAAGGTATTCAGATGGTCATGGCTGGTGTTTTGGATGTGGCTATAGAGAGCCAGCAAGTGGAGAAACAAATGAATTTAATAATATAAAAATAAAAACAGATATGATTACAGGTCAAGTGGAGGCGTTATCAAAAAGACAAATTGATTTTGATACTTGCAAATTTTTTAATTATCAAACTGGAACTTACAATGGTCAGCCAGTTCAGATAGCTCCTTATTATAATTCTAATTACCAAGTTGTTGCTCAACACATTCGATTTCCTAATAAAGATTTTATTTGGTTAGGAGATATGAATGAAGTTGGATTATTTGGACAGCACAAATGGAAGGGAAATCAAAAAATGATTACCATAACTGAAGGTGAAGTGGATGCTATGTCAGTATCTAAAGTTCAAGGAAACAAATGGCCAGTAGTGTCAGTACCTTCAGGAGCAAAGTCTGCAAAAAAATATATTAAAAAGAATTTAGAATATTTAGAAAGTTTTGAAAAAGTAGTTTTAATGTTCGATAATGATGAAGCTGGTAATACTGCTTCAATCGAATGTGCACAATTGTTTACTCCAAAAAAAGCTCTTGTCTCTAAATTACCTCTGAAGGATGCTAACGATATGTTGGTATCTGGAAGAGGTAAGGATATTATAAATCATATATGGAACGCAAGACCATATACACCTGAAGGCATTATTGCTGGAGCTGATACTTGGGATTTAGTTATGCAAGATGACAGCAAAGAATGTACTCCATATCTTTGGGAGGGTCTTAACAATAAAACAAAAGGTATTCGTAAGGGTGAAATAGTTTTATTTACAGCAGGTAGTGGAACAGGAAAGAGCCAGGTCTGTAGAGAAATTGCATTTGATTTAATTACTAAAGGTAAGAATGTAGGCTACATAGCTTTAGAAGAAAGTGTAGCTAGAACTGTAAGAGGTTTAATCTCTATAGATTTAAACTCTAAAATTCACGAAGAAGAAATTAGAAGAGATTTTTCAGAGGAAACATTAAAGAAGTCTTGGGATAAAATTCAAGGCAATACATATTTCCACAAACATTTTGGGTCTACAGATAGTGAGAACCTAATGTCTAAAATTAGATATTTAGTTAGAGGATGTGATTGTGATTATATTGTATTAGACCATATCAATATGGTTGTCTCTGGCCTGGAAGGTGATGAGAGAAAACTAATAGACTATACTATGACCAAGTTAA